TCTTTTGCGGCTTTAACCTTTTTAATTTTTCTAGGATCAATGTACCTTAACTCTGTCAATCCCTCACCAGGATTATCAGGGTTGATCATCTTATGATAAAAAAGTCTTCCGTCGATGTACCACCTACGAAAGATATCATATGCTTTTTGATCAAAATTTAATAGACTTAAAACGTTATTAAATTCTTCTCTAATTCTTTTCTTTAAGGTTTCTGAAGCCCTTAGATTTGATAACTCTACATCTACTGGGTGATCATCTAGATCACCAGCGATGGCTTCATTAACAATGTCTCCAATTGCTTGGTCAACCTCTGGGTGCAGTGACATCTCACGGTATCTACCTATGAGATCTACATCACTAGCCTTGTTTGCAGCGTCACCGAGGTCAACGTATTGACCAAAGTAACCACCTGCCACAATGGGTTGTGCTGCATCATCCGAGTCTTTCGTAACAAAAGAAGGGCCAACACCTTTGAGGCCCTTCTTCTTACGGTCAATTGAATAACCAAACAGTTGTGACATTTATTTGTCCCTTTGCATTATAAAGTATTTAGCTACTGACGGAAACAGCGTTACCAGCGTTAGCGTCACTTGCGTATGTCCAGTACTGAACCTGGAACTCAACGGTGTACTCTTCTGGAGTATCGTTGCTATCCCATGCTAGATCAATAGCGGATATTGTTGAGGGCCAGATACCTACAAACTTGTAAGATCTTACCACTGCTCCTTGCCTGTCGTATTGTCTTACCATAGCATCAGCTTGATACTCTGCAATAACACGAGGCTCTTGTAAATTCTGGTGAAGTGCCTGAATTTTAGTAGACCATTCTTCAAACTTGGAGCGAAGAGCGAATCCCTTATCGTTAAGAACTGTAATAGTCCATGGCTCAAAGGTTCTGTCTCCTGCAATCTTAAGTGTCCTACCTCTGTAGGGTACTTCGATTACTCCAACTGTTGAAGCTGGTATGTTTGCTGCTTTAACTAAGAAAGAAGCAAGTGAACTAGAGGCAGCTCCAGATCCAGCACGAGATTGCCCCGCACTTTCTTCTCCACGCTGCTCTTGTGATCCTGGGGTAGCACCTGATTGAGGTGTACCGTTGTCTACTATCTGAGGAAATCCCACTTCAACCTGAAACAGGTTAGGACGGGCCAAGTCACCGATTCTATTTCTAAAATCTAGAATCGGTGCATTGATTTGTTTACCTTCAGACTGACCAGGATATGTTTGGCTGTCGAATGCTGACATTTTATGATACTCCTATTAGAGGTTGAGCACGATGCCGTGCCACGGTTTACTTAATTACGATACTAGCTCACTGAAGCTTGCTCCAGTTCTAGTTGCAGTGAATGTCAATGTGATGAAGTTGATAGATCTTGTGGGTTTCACAAATATCTCTGCGTAGAATTCACCACGGTCAATCGATTCAGCAGGGTTGTTTGTTCCGTCGCAGACTACGAGGAAGTCAACAATACCACGTCTTGATTGGACACTGCGTAAGTATGGCTCAACAATGTTCTTGAATTGTTGGCGAGTAAACTCGTCATTCAACTCGAATAGTTGGGTCTTAGCAGCCTCACTAATTGCCTCTTCCATCACTAGGAATAAACGTCTAACGTTAATTCTATCGAAGGCAGAAACATAGGATAGTGCAGTCTTATCTCCGAAGAGGATGATGCCCTGTCCTGGGAAGGCGACTATTGGGTTTACACGAGAAGCGTAAAGTGTATCTCTGTGATCCTTAAGAGGTGAGTAAGCAAGTTTAATTGCATTTCTCAACTGTCCTCTGTTGAAACCAGCAGGAGAATACCAAGGCTCTTGTGCAAGAGTTGTGCTTAGTACCAGTCCAGCAACGTCAGCATTACATGGAATGTAACGATACTTGTCACTGTACTTATCATATATGTATTTGTAGTTATTGTCAAATACAGCATATGATGTGCTTGATAACTGATCGAAGTAGTTAACAGTCCTTGCAACTATAGTTGAAGTCTTTGCTTGACCAATTACATCACCACGATAAGGTGATACGAAAGCGATACAATCCTTACGTGCAGCAGCAATAGAAATTACATGCTGTGCCTTAGCAATAGTATCATCGATACCACTCATGGATGGTCCCATCAAGAGGTAATCAATATCTACAGTCTCAGCATCTGAGAAGAGATCGTATGCTCCAAGGATATCTGGACGTGCGATAGTATAACCATCGACTCCACCTTGTAGAGAGTAACGTAGTGTTGCTCTATTCTTTGTACCTAGAAGTGAGATCGCTAGTGGGTTAGTACCAGTTGGATCATCTAAGTTATTAAGAGAAGTTGCAGTCTTAATAAGATCAAACTCTCTGTTAACACCTGATACACCGATGACACCAGATGCACTGGTATTCTTGTCATAGATGTTAGCAGTCTCATGAGATCCCCAATATAGGTACTCAGAGTATGTCTTGATTACATCCTTATAATAGATGTTATCACCTTGAGGTGACTTAGCATCGTTTGCTTTAGAAACATTAAGGTGCTTCTCAAGAACTGCTCCTGGAACTCCAGTGATCTTTCCATCACCATCAACAATCAGGATGTGCATTAGGTCATTGTGACCGCCTCTATCTGCAACCCATGCGGAAGTTGTAGGTCTAGCAGCAACGTTGATCCACTTAGCATTTTCTCCGTATAGTCTTGACTCATAGTCAGACTCAACGTTTGAAAGTGTAACTGTAGCAGCATTTGCATCAACAACATTCTGGTTTGCTTGGAATAGAGGTGATCCTTGATTCAATGCAACACGTAATTCTCTGTTGATTGATTCGATCTCTCCAGTGTCACCAGTAGCAGCACCAGGAGTGTTAGAGTTGTTTGCTAGCTCAGAGATAACGTCTCCAATTTCTAGGATGTCAGAAGATGTGCCATCAATAGCAATCTCAACCTTACGGTTAACTGAATCATATGCAACAACACGACCTGTAACACCACCACTAACAGCAGTGATATAGTTGTCTGTCTCAAACTTACCAACTAGGTTAGCATTATCCTTAAAGGTAACGATAACAGCGTAGTCATATACACGACCATAGATGTTAGCATTAGAGAAGGAAACCTCTGCATTGTTTGTGAATTCCCACTCAGTAGCAGTTGGTTGTGCAAGATATAATACTTGATCAGGACCAGCGTCTGTCATGATAACTCTTAATGAGTTACCGTGAGTACCAGCAGTCTTACCTGCCCACTTCCAGTTGTTAGATGCAGTCTCTACGTTTGACTCGTATGTATCAAGATTCTTGATAAGAGGAGCAGCAACACCTGTAGCAGTTGTTTCGTTGATCTCTGTCTTGTTAGATGTAACTGTCTGTAAGTTAACAGCAGTGCTGTTAGCGTGTGAAGCAGCAGTTGTACCCAACTGACCACGGACAACAGTTAGATCGTTACCAGCAATAGAAGATACCTGAAGAATCTCATCATCAATTCTGATGTATGAGTTAGTACCTGCACCAAGAGCAGCAGCAGAAGCAACCGTTAGAGTTACGTCACTGTCACTATAAGTACCACCTTCACTAATAGTAGAAGATGTACCAGCAGGCTCAATTAGAGTGATCTGTGTAGCAGCAGCGTGAGATACAGCAGAAGTTGCTAGTTGTCCACGAGTAACAGTAACGTCGTTACCAGAAACTGCGGAGATTGTTACTAATTCTGCGTCGATTAGGAGGACATCACTAACGTCAAAGTCAGTAGATGATGCAACCGTTAAAACTGTATCAGAAGCATTAAATGTAGATACTGTATACTGTGCGGTATCTATAGCATTCTTCAGCGAATCATTCATCGCACGGACAATCTTTACTGTCCCTCCATATAATAGGAATTGTGCAGTACTAAACCAATACTCAAAGTTATAGTCAGTAGGTTTGCCGAAGATTGAAAGTAATTCTTTTTCACTAGTTACACTAGTTACCTGCTCTACAGGTCCTTTTTCAAATGATCCAACGATAGCAGCAATATTATCTACTGTTGCGTTAACTACGTTGGTTAGATCTCTTTCTAATACGACTACACCTGGTGAAAGCTGTGTCGATGCCATTAGTGATATCTCCTAGGGTATTCCAAATTGGATGCTGAAATTATTTATTATAATGTGTTATTTCACTGGGGAATCAAGCCGTGATATTACCAATCAGGGTAGTCCGCTAGGTAAGGGGGTAACGGTCTCTTTCTACTTCTCTTCCTATTCACTCTCCATATAGTACAAGACTTACACTCATAGGCATATGCAGATGGGTTAGCACCTCTATCCTTTCTCGTTAAATAAAAATCTTCTAGTAATGATTTAGTCTGACCACAAAACCTACACTTCCTCTCTACAAACAGGAGATGCTCAAGTTCTAAGTCTGTTTCTAAAGTCACGACAAATATTCCCACATATGTGAATTATCTCCATACTCATCCAAGTTCCATCTGTCACCTTCATCATCTACAAACGATTGCTCATAGTCAACATGGTTATCAATGAATCCAAATGGAGCCATGTCCGCTTCTATACCCTCTTTCTGCTCTTGATACATCTTCATCCGTACATCATCGTCATGTAACTCACGGAAGTAATCCGTAGTTGCTAACCATGCGAAGATAACCAGACACATAGCAAGGTCATCATTACATCCTTCTTCCGCTTCCCATGCTGGACCTCTCTGAATGAAGGTTGTTAACTCTGCCATGATGTCATAGTCCCTAAAGACCAGTTTATCATCCTCAATTAACTGTTTCAGGTTGGAGCAACCAGTTTTCTTAACTGTTGTGCTCATTTTAACTCCAAGTTGTACCTTAGTGCCACTAAATCCTTGTCCTACTACCTGACCTGCTCTACCTCTCATGGCACACATGAGTAAATTCTCATATTCTAGGTCAAATTGTATGATATCTGCTACCTGTCCACCAATATCATTAACTTCTATCATTATATACGCCTGGTTATATGCTGTGGCTACCTTATGAATGATATCTGGGAATAATAATGGTTTAATCTTATTGTTTCTATACTTTGCTACCACCTGATAGGGTATTTCTGTGGTATCTATCACTGTAAATGCAGAATAATCCTTAGTTAGACCCCTAGCAACGTCAACACAGATGTGATATGAGTGTCCTTCCTCTGGATCATCATATACAGACAGTCCTGCTTCCCTCTTCTTAGGTTCTTCATATATTAATGTCTTTAATTTAGTACTACTGATGAGAGTATTAACAGATCCTAGGAATTCACACTCAAATTCTTGGTTGAATTGCTCCTCAGATGTGTTTCGTATCGTCTCTTCTTTCCATTTAGCATCTCTACCAGGCACCTGTTGCCAGTGTACCTCTGTTGTAGTGTATTCATTCTGTCCTTTCTCTGCGTCATGCCACAGTTTATAGAACATATTCATCCCTTTAGGGGTAGATATGATAATAACTTTAGTTGACTTACCAGAAGATATAGTAGGATAGACACTACTAAAGAACTCGTCAGCAATATGCGTCGGAATAAAGGCGAATTCGTCCAAAAATATAATGTTAAAGGACATGCCCCTAACAGCACTAGCACTAGTACTTGCAGCAAGGATTTTACTTCCATTTTCCAATTCCAAGCTTCCCCTGTTCCAGTTGACAACACCTTGTTGGAGCCATTTAGGAAGATTCTCATAAGAAAGTTGTAAGCGACCCAACATTTCTCTTGCAGTGGCTGCTTTGTTTGCGAGGATTGCGACATTTACATTATCATTAAAGAGTACATACCACAACAAATAGGAAGTAACGATAGTTGACTTCCCTGACTGTCTTGGTAACTTTGCTATATTAAATCTATCTTCATCAAACTTCCTAACCATGTCAACCTGAAAGTCATACATGTCAAAAGGTACTAGACCTTTGTCTAGTGATACAATCTTGATGTATTTCTGGATGAAATGTACAGGATCTTGGCTACACTTAATAAACTCCTTCACCTGTTTAGGTGAGAAGTTCGTAGGTACATTCGCCTTTTTAAGGTTCGGGTTACCTAAGTATATGTCCTGTGTTACTGCCACTTAACCTTCTTGTAAAGTACCTTGACTCCTACGGATCTCTCTTAGTTCCTCGAAGTTCTTTTTCTTTGTACCTCCGTCATATTCCCACGCATACCCTTCCTTAATCATCTGTTCGTTGAGTGATACATCATCTTCGCCAATATATAACCAACCAAGAAGTCTACCATACTTACCCATACCACCTTTAAGTTCGGTTCGTATAGTGAGTTCGTGCTCTCCATTGATAGTATCCTCTAACGTTCCTTTGAGCCAATTAGTTGCATCTATTCCCAGTGCCTTCTCTTCCAAGTCTCTTGTTCTTTTTTCTGGCGTATCAATTCCTGCAACTCTAACTCTTTCTTTCTTGTATAGATCAAACCCCAAATCAATGGTGACATCAATAGTATCCCCGTCAACAACACGATTAATCTCCGTCACTCGGAAGTTGTAGCAGCTCTTTCTGCTTGGTGGTGTCATCGCTCCCATCGTTCATTTCCTCATAAGCCATCTTTAGTATATAGGCAATTACTATAGTAACTGCTATAACCAAGATGAGTATCATTATGTTTACACTATGGACTACTTGGGACATCGAATAGAACCTCGTCGATATATGTACTTGCCCAATTTGGGTCAAACCACTTAGATAAGACTGCTAGTGTCTTTTTATTTTTCCTTTGTTGTTTGGCATACCAAATTTGGTCATCATATCTTAGCATTGTTCTCACCCATACCTCATCATATTCTGCTTCCCTAACCCTATCGCATACAATATTAAGATACTCCTTTGTAATTTGTACAAATTCTATTTTCTCTGCAGGTTTAGATAGTCTTACAAATTTACAGTGAGGTGAGAACACATCATCTGCCCATAATGGGAGTACTCTCTTCTCACTAAACTGAAATGATCTACTTCCTGGTGATATTTTATCGTAAATATCTTCACATCCACGAACAGGTGAAATATCTACAATAGCAGCAGTAATTATATTCCCCACGGAGACTATATCACACCCGAAGATTGGAATATTATAATTAGGATCTGGCCAGAATACTGTATGGACTATATTTAACTTACCTGCGTTAGCAGTTTCGAGATGAATCTTCCTAAGACCCTTACATTTATACATCTCATTGTTTATTGTAAGGTCATCCTTCTCCACTTTTGCAAGTGGAGTATCCATAGGAACTGCTTCTAAACTTTCCCAACCATTACGAATAACTTCTACTAACTCACGCATAACTAAAAAAGAACTCCTTGATCAATTGCTCAGACTCTTCCTTACCGAAAGCACTTCCTAGATAACCTGAGATAGGATCTAACTTGATCATGTATTTATCAAAGTCATGATAGTGAGTAGTATCTTCACCTGTAGGTTTTCCTTCATCTATTAAATGCTTATACCAAATTAGATATGTTTTAAACATTGGTAGATAATCATTTACCTCATCTGCCTTACAGTATCTAACGTAAATGTTCTTAGAGAAATGATTACCCTTCTCAAAGAATCTATAATCTTTCTCTGCATACGGTAGACTATCTACCTCATACAAATATTTCTCTGTTGGATGTTGGAAATCAAATACTATTATAACTTTCTTCTCACTAAACCCCATCAAGTCCATACCAAAGCAAGGGATTATCTCCTCCCCTACTTGTGGTGTCTTGGGATAGATTATATTGTTATGAATATTAAGTTCCTTATCGTTCCATATATCTACATGTCTAGACTTGAGGAAGTACTCACCACTGTATAAGTCAGCAGTTAACTTAACTCCTTTCTTATTCTCCCAAGTTGCATGGTTATATTCATATTGTAAATCAGGAAAGGTATCAAATACTGCTTTCCTGTAACCTGACCAAAGGTCAGTCCCTTTGTCTCCAATCATCACTTCTCTCCTGATGAAACCAGTCTACCACATCTTCTGGTTTAGTGAAACCCCTTGTATGTTTCCTTGGATCGGGGTCTCCTATGTCCAAGTACTTAAGAAAAGTTGAGTCAGGATCCGTTGCTAATCTTCTTGCTTGACTTAGCATACCTCTTGCTGAGGTGTTTGCCTTTGCTAATTTCTGTGCCCATATCATGTCTTCCATACTGACTTCTGTT